TGAAGAGCACCATATCCAACCGCATCCCCTTTCCATTTCCCATTTTTCTCACCTTTTGTTTGGTCAATCTTTTTTCCTTTATTCCACGGGATATGTCCCTTTTTGAAATGTGTTTTACCTGTATTAAGGGAAACTCCTTTTTGACTTTTGCTCCAAGGAACTTGCCCCTTTTTAAACCAACCCTTTTCTCCTCCCCTATAAAATGGATGACCCTTTGTAAATGGCATAATCTTATTATACCATAACCTAAGTCGCCTATCAAATTATGCCTATTGTGTCTTTTCATTTGTCCCCCCCAATTCTTTATATTGCTTCTCGTCTAATTTTAAGTAATGACCGCTTAATCCCTGTAAAAAATCAGGCAGGTTAAAAAGGTTGGTTCTAAAGCAAAGGGTGGGGTAAAAGGCGTTCAGTCTGGTATCGAGGTCGTCAACGTCAACCCTGCCATAAGCAGAATAGCCGTTACAAACAACCGCGATGTTCAAGTTCTCCAATCTTTGTTTAGAAGCTACCTGCAATGCTTCCCAAACCGCTCCCTCGGCACACTCGCCGTCGCTCATTAAAACATACACCTTGCTTTTTCTATCGGCCAATGCCATCCCCACCGCCACCGTTATCCCCTGTCCCAAAGAGCCAGTCGAGCAATAGATACCATCTCCCAGATCGCGGCTAGGGTGCGTGCCGTGCTTCAGGTATAGTTTCTCGGCATCCTTACCTTCATATTTTTCTAACACTACATAGAGGGCTAATGCGGCGTGTCCATTACTCAAAATAAAGGGGTCTTTTTTCTTCTTGACTTGATAAATCTTATCAATCACATTAACGCTGGTTAAACACGAGCCAATATGGGTTAGACCATGCCTGTAGCTGATATCAATGATGCGCCGTTCTAAAGTATTCATTTTTTATATGCCTTCACTTGTTCTAAAATGCTCTCCTCTAAAGAAACACGAGGCAACCACCCATAACTCCTTGCTCGGAAGTTAGATGATACCCAATCCTCATTATCGTAAAGCCTCAACTGCCCTACAGTATTAACATTGGCTTTCTTGTCTGTTATCGCCTCAACTATCTCTAACACCTGCTGATTGGTATGCTTCCTGCCTGAGCCTAACTCAAATATCCCCCTGGCGTGATGGGAAGAGAGGTTGACTATCCCTGCCGCCACATCGTCAACATCTATAAAGTCGTGGACGGGGTCAGGAACAAAATTAACCTGTTCTCCTTCAAGACAACTCCTAATAAGGGTAGGGATAAGATGCTCTTTCTGCTCGCCAACGCCAGTAATAGAGTAGGGGCGGATTATACAAAAAGGCTTGTGGTACTTCTCGGCAAAGGATAGCAGTATCTCTTCTGACGCTTTCTTGGTGCGGGAATACATTGTCTGCTTAGGGAGCTTGACTGAAGAGGTGCTCATATAGACAAAGGAGTTGAAGGGTTCGCCGTCCACCTGGAGAACCATACTGATTAAATCCGATACATTAGCCTGTATTATCTTTTTGTCGTCCTTATGAAAATACATATTGCCGTAGGTAGAGAGAAAGTAGAAGTTATCAAAAGGCTCTAACTTGGTGGTCTTAATCTTAGCGTGGGGTATAGCGGTAACTTCCCGTCCTTTGAGGGCTTGGAGAAGATGCGTGCCTAAAAATCCGTGACTGCCAGTAATATAATCCATAAATAAGCCTAAACTAACCTACTAAAACTATTATAACACTACTTACTTCCTCTGGTCAATATTAGCTATGACCATACTTATAATTATGATAATCAATATCCATCGTCTTGTTAAGAAACTCCGTATAAGCGGCTATCTTCTCTATCCGCATTGTTACCCTTTCGCTTTTATCCGCTCCGCACATCTTCTCTATCTTCTTTAAAGCCCCCTTGACCGCCTCGACCGAATTGTCTATCTTGCCATACTTGATTTGGTTAGCCAAATAGCCATCTATCGTCCCTATCTCTTCTCCAAAACCGCCCATCTTGTCTTGCCAGCTATCGCCTAACTTAAAGTGGTCAACAAGGTATGGGTGACCATTTACCTTCTCATAATCAAGAAAAGGCGGCTCAATGGCTGTCTTGCCATCGGTCTTAGCGTCAACAGGCTTAGTCGTTTCCTGCTTTGGTCTTGCCTCTGCCTCACTTGGTTGTTCTCTAAAGGTTGTATCAGTCATTTCTATATTTACTCTGCCTATCAACGGAATAATGTATTTCCGCTATTCTTTTAGTGTCCCCCTTACGATGGGCTTTAATCAGCTCCTGCCTCATTGACCGCACCGCTTTTGACTCATTGACAATCTTATGAGCGGCTCCGTTTATACGCCTCCGACCATCTTTGTCCGCATAGCGGTAATCTTTCTTTAGACTATCTAAATCTGCTTGTCTGGTTGACCTATCTTTCATGTTAGTTTGTTAAATTGGCGGTACGGTGCTTCGATAGTTTATCTTTTTCACTATCAATTGCCGCTCAAGCTGCCGCCTCAGCATTTTAGAGTTACTTCTCTATCAAGAAGCTGCGCACTTAGCTACTAATGCCCATTCGCTATTAAGTAGTTTGGATGCGTAAGAACCTGCCCAAGAAATCTTGGTCAGTCTTCCTGCTGGGTTGCCGCTGTCAATCTGGTTCGCCAAAACGTAAAGCTTTGGTTTGTCGCCTTCTAAATCGAAAGCTCCAAAAGCGTCTTGTCCGTGAACGTATGAATAATACATTACCACCGCACAGGCTGCGCTTGCCGGATCTCCAGTCGCTGACGCTACATCCTTATTCAAAAGCCAGCGAACTTGATACAGTTCACCCATTTCGCCCTTGTAAAGGTCTTTAACGTCAGAATATGTCTTGGAATTAACCCAGGTTGTATCCCCAAGCAAGTCGTACTTGTTTTGAGGTGTGGTCTTACCAATCCATAGTCCGTCAGGATAAGGTCGAGCCTTATTGATCTCCAACGTCTTCGTAAAGCCTCGAATTGCTGATGCACTCAACTTATCAGTTGACGCAATGGTGCTTGATGTCGCACTATTGGGATAAGCTTGTGTAGCATTAGAAAATTCGTTTCTTACTAAACGGTTGAGAGTTTCACCCATGTTCTGTCCGGTTAAAGCTATCTTTTCCGCCATACTCTTGTCGATAGAAACTAAAGACAATAGCTTGGAAGTATTAACAGTTAGACCATACTCAGAAAGAGTAACGGCCACTGTGCAAGCAGTAATCGCGCAGATTGTTGGGTTTGAAGACTCAGTCAATGGGTCAGTAATAACCGTCAACGGTGTGTACCGTGTAAAGTTGATTGTCCGACCTGAATTGTCCGAGTGGCTTCTCATTTGAGCCCCTTCTTTCAAAATTAACTCATATTCCGCCCTGGCAAGAAAGACTTTCTCATAGTAAGTCATTACCTCCTGCGTAAGGGTGGTTGTGATGTTAGTTTGTGCCATATATTTTCACTCTCCTTTTATAGCAAGCCTGCTAATTTGCTAAGTTCTTGCTGAGAGCCTCACTGGACTACTCCGAGCTTCTTCTCCATATCCTTTAGAGACAGCTCTTCGAATTTCTTCTCGCTTGATGCTACGCCAGTCGGTCTTGTTGCGGTCTCCGATACTTGCTTAGCGATATTTTCGGTAACCTTGCCAACTTGCTTAGTTACTGCCCTTTGGTAAGGTTTCATCATCTTAGCGACAAGCTTTTTCGGTGATGCTTTGTACGGGTCGGCTCTAACTGTTGCCTCCACCGCCGCAGTAACTGAATCAGAAAGCTCTCGGTCAAACTCCTTGCTATTAGGGTCAAGTTGAGGGTATTCACCTACCACCTCGTTGGCTTCGTTGTTAATACGATTAACAGCGTCTTGCTGTTTTATCCTAATCTGAACGATGCTATCGGCTGTCCGCATCACATCTTGCTTATACTGATCAGGACTTATTTCAGCACCCGGTGTCACTTGAGGCTTGTATGGTCCTTTATCGGACGAAGGCTCTTCTGAGCCTGTAAGTTCCCCAAGTTTCTCCGCCAATGACTGTGCTTTGGTTTCTGCCTTCTCTGCTCGTACCTCTGCTACCTTAGCTTTGGTATTGAGCTCTTGCACCCGTTGGCTGTAGCCCTTCTTTGAGCTTTCTCCTGTTTCCGCCCCTTCGCCTTTCGCTTCTCCCTTTCCCGTCGGTTCGGTCTCTGCAACTGGCTCTTGAACTTCCCCAGTAGTTTTTTCTTCTGTCACCGGCGTAGTGTCAAGGATGTTATCCTCATCCTTCCCGTTTAACGCCTTTGCTTGATTTTCATCATTTTGATGAGTCATTTCCTACTCACCTCCTTTTACACACCTGTATGGTAATGTGAGAGAACCCGAGCTATAAAACGCCCGTAGAGAGATTTTAGGTTAAAATCCCTTTATGGACTTTCTACTTTTCAATATCGGTTTGCCATCCTTGTTCATTCCCACCATCACCTTATCCATTCCTATAAAAACCGCGTGCTGTAACTCGCACGACTTACAAACCAAGTACGGTCCTTGTTGCCGCCACTTATGGTTTCCCTTTGGTATAAAGGCAAAACTTGGCTTATTAAAATCTAAAACCTCCTCATTCTTTCTCTGGTTGCTTTTCACAAATTTCTTTGGCATCAGACACTTTGTCTTTTATCCTTTTTATTACCCCTTTAGCTAAGTTGACAACTAATGTGTTCCGTCCAATTTCTTCAAAGGTAGCCCCACTGGATATCGCCTGGTCATTAACATTGTCTAAATCACTGACAAGGCGGTCAATATACTCGCCTAACATCTTCCACCCCATTGTTTCAGATAGAGCCATTAATGCCCGCTCTTCTTCTGTCGTGCCTTTCTTCTTGGCCTCTTCGTCTTTAATGACGCTCGGTAGAGAAGAAAAGTATTTATCTGGTCGGACCGCTTGGTAATCCTTCATTTGGTTGTGCTGGTATTTGGTTCATATTCGCTCCTGCTCCACCGGCTGGCTGTTGCATCTGCTCCATCGCCATTGCCAACCTCTCAGCGTCATCCTGTAAAGTAGCATCGGCCTTCTCATCCTCTGTCTTCTCCTCTAAAATCTTATCCCAATCCTGAACACCTGAATTGGATATCACCCTCTTAAACAATTCGCCCATCTTTATTGTGTAGCCTTCTTGACTAATCATCTGTATCAATTCTGGGCTTTTCAATAGAAGCTGTAAGAGCATCACCATATTTTGCTGTTGCGACTCTTGGTCAACAGCGTAGGTCGAGCCCGAGACTATCTCGTAGTCGTAAATTACCGAGCCAGTCTTGCTCTTATCAATAGTTATCTTGCCTGTCTTTTCGTCATAGTTCTCTTCTAAATCGGGGTTGGTACGCTTCATCTTCTCAAAGTCATCACCAAACAAGCGGAAGACAATCGGCCCCATTTGCTTCTTGGCAACGAGGTTGACCATTTTAGTCATCGTTGTCTTCAAGAACCGTTCCATATAGAAGCGGTCAGCATTATCACGAGTGTTTTCCCTTCTCCCCTGCATCTTTAACGCCTCCGGTGTCTTGCCAAAGCCCGCTTCTGTCTGTGAGGTAACAGCAGTATCGCTCGTGCCAAACATATTAAGGAGGGCGGCGTTAGCGACCTGGTAGGTGTTATTAAAGGTGGCAATGCCTTTAGGACTAAGG